TAGCTCAGATTCAAATCGCTAGTGTTCAGACATTGGCACGACGGAAGATCTGGCCGTACTCTAATCTCATCATCATCGATGAGGCGCATGTCCATTACAAAACCCACACCCGTCTAATGGAAGAATATCCAGAAGTACCGTTCATCGGTCTGAGTGCTACACCATTTTCCAAGGGGCTAGGAAACTTCTACGACAACCTAATAGTTCCCATTACGGCAGCAGAGCTAATGGAAAAAGGTTATCTCGCACCAGTTAAATACTACGGTGGTAAGAGACCAGACCTCAAGGGCGTGAAGACCAAGAAGCTACAGACTGGTGCAATGGACTATGATCCAAATGCACTAGCCAAAAGGATGGAAGAAGACAGCGAGCTGGTCGGGGACATTGTGCAAAACTGGCTCAAGTACGCTGAGAATTCACAAACCGTAGCATTCTCGCCATCTATCCTACAGTCCAAGGCACTGGTAAATATGTTTAACAAGTCAGGCATACCCGCTGAACACATTGACGGGTACATGCCAGATGAAGAACGGCAGATATTATTCCGTGAGCATGATGAGGGTAAGTTTAAAGTCTTGTCATGCAGCAGGTTATTAAATACTGGATACGATGCCCCATCTGTTCGGTGCCTGATCGATGCCTTCCCTACAAAAAGTATTACACAGTATGTACAACGGGTAGGACGTGTGCTCCGTCTGCATGAAGATAAAGAGTTCGCTATCGTGTTAGACCATGCTGGCAACGTAGACAAGCTAGGGTTTGCGGAAGATGTTGTACCTGAAGAACTCGATCAAGGCGAGAAGAAGTACTCAGAACGCAACCAAGTAAAGAAAGATCAGAAAGAACGCGACACAATGGACTGTCCAATGTGTTATCAGATCATGAAGATGCCGAGCTGCGAGTGCGGGTACGAACTACCGATTAAAATGATTGTTGAGTCTGACAATCAGATCTTACGGGAGCTAACACGCCACACTCCAGAAGAAATAGCGGCTTACGAAGAAGAACAACGTCAACAGGCGCTGCGAGAGTGGCAACTTAGGATGGCGGAGAACAAAAGGATTCTTGAAGAAAGCAGGCGGCAAGAGGTTGCAGAGTACGGCCAGACTAAAATGAATTGGCTTGCTCAGTTTCAATCTTACGGTCGAGCAAAAGGCTATAAGCCAGGATGGGCGCAATATAAATACAAAGATAAATTCGGGGTTTGGCCTGATAAATATCAGCAAATTGAGGCTGGTTTTGACTCAATAGTGACACAAGAAACAAAAGATTACATAACTCATACAATTATTAAGGCGGCAATGGATGCTAAACGAAATTCTCGACAGGTTGGATAAGGTAAAGAAGGCAGGTAAAAATTATGTGGCATGTTGCCCAGTGCACCAAGACAACAACCCGTCAATGTCAATCAGTGAGCAAGGCGCTAGGATATTAATCTACTGCCATGCTTGCGGGGCCAAGGGTAGTGAAGTAGTCCAAGCGGTAGGTCTAAGTGAGTCAGCATTGTTTAATGATGAACCACAAAAGACGGGCGGAAAAAGTTACTTTTCTAAAGATCAACGTGAACAGGCCCTAGAAGATGCGTATTTCATATCGATATACGATAATGAATTGAGCAAGGGGCACCAGCCAAGCCGTGAAGAATACCGCCGGTACAAGCTAAGTCAGCAACGGGTCAAAGTTTTGGGGGAAGTAAATGCAAGTTATCAGTAAAGAACGATTAGCCACAGAATGTGTACGCATGACCATCCAGAATCAGGAAGGGCTGGACAACATGATGCACATGCTAGGGCAGATCGAGTTAGAGTTTCCCATTGATGTACAGATAGAGAAGCACAAGAAGAAACGCACCGCTACCCAGAACAACACCGCAAACAAGTGGTATCGTGATTGTGAGAAGCAGGGCGATATGAAAGCGTGGGAGTATCGGGCTTACTGTAAACTGCATTTTGGAATCCCTATTCTCAGACGTGACAGCGAGAAGTTCAAAGCTGTTTATGATCGAGACGTGAAGCCTTACACTTACGAGCAAAAGCTATCGTTCATGGTGGAGCCCTTCAACTTTGAGGTGACAAACTTGATGAACGTGAAACAGCACAGTGAGTTCTTGGATATGGTCGAGCGTCATCTACGGGAGCAAGGATTCCAATTGACCGAGGTGAGCAAATGACATGGCCAAGAAATGCAAAGTCTGCGGGGAAAAGTTCACGCCAACTTTCACAAGTTTCCAGAAAACGTGTAATGCGACTCAATGCCTTGTCGCGTTTGGAAAGACAGAAAGAACTAGAATCAATCGCAAAGAAACCAAAGAGTCCAAGCGAGACAGATCCTATTGGATGAGACGGTGCCAAACCGAGTTCAATAAATACATTAGGAACCGCGACAAGAAAGATCCTTGCATATCATGCAACCGTCATCACGATGGGCAGTACCATGCCGGTCACTACAAGACAGTGGGCGGTCATCCTGCACTGCGGTTTGAAGAAGACAATTGCCACAAACAATGCTCAGTTTGCAATAACTACAAGTCTGGTAATTTATCAGAATATCGGTCAAACTTGTTGATAAAGATAGGGTTAGAGCGGGTCGAGTGGCTAGAAGGGCCGCATGATCCAGTCAAATATACCATTGAGGATCTGCAAGAGATGCTATCCAAGTACCAAGCATTGAACAAGAAATGGGTACAGTCTCCACGCTAGACCGTAATGCTGAGCAGGTGCGGGATGTTCTCCGCAGCCTGTTGGAACAGTGTGAGGCTGGCAATATATGTGGCGCCGTCATAGTGACCGAACACCTTGACGGGTTTGACTTGGACATGCCTGGAACTTTCTCAACCGATCCCGATTCAATAGCTTCAATCACTGGCCGGTTGCAAATGGCCGCGCATTCGTTCTACCAGATGAGCTGGGAATATGACGACGAAATATAAGACCACGACCGAGCACCTAGATTTCTGCAACACTGAGTACCAGCGTCAGATTATCGAGATGACTTTGAGCGGGATGAACCAGACTGAGATTGCTAGAGAGTTAGGCAAAGATCCCAGAAGAATTCATAAATCACTTGCGGTTGTTCACAGACGAGCAGCACTTCAAGGTGTAGCACCAGCCTATAATGTAAACCGGCAGACAGTCCCAGGATTTACCACCAAGCGGGTCAGTACCGCCTACAATCTGGACGGTGATATCGTTTTACAGTGGCATATCCAAGAACCAGAACGCCAGAAGCTGGAAGAACTAATCGCTCAATTTGTGGAGGGATTCAAAGATGAAGTCTCGGGAATACACACTCCCATTAACCCGCCCACAGGCATTGATGACGATTATATGGTTGCTTATATCATTGGGGATCATCATCTTGGGATGCTTGCTCATCATAGCGAAACAATGGGTGACAGTTATGATGTCAAGATTTCGCAACGGCTCTTAGAAAATGCAGTTGATCGGCTGGTCAGTGTAGCACCATCGGGTAAGGTCGGCGTGCTTGTGAACCTTGGCGACTTCATGCACGTCAACGACTCCACCAGCTCAACGCCTAACAGTAAGAACCTACTCGATAGCGATGGCCGATACTCCAAGACCATTAGGGCTGCAAGTAATGTGATAAAGCGTACCGTTTTGCGTATGCTTGAGAAACATGCCGAGGTATGGCTTGTGAATGTCCGAGGTAATCATGATCCAGATGCTGCGTTGTGGCTGAACGAGGTCATGCGCCTGTACTTTGAGGACGATCCGCGTGTTCACGTTTTCGATAACGCGTCTAAGTTTATATGGTGGCAGTGGGGTAAGAATCTAGTCGTGACCCACCACGGTGATCGGATTAAAATGTCCAATCTTCACGGGTCAATTGTGTCTAACTTACGACAAGAATGGGGGCAAGCGGAGCACACTTTCGTATGGACAGGTCACATTCACCACAAGAACCAAGAGGAATATGGCGGCGCATTGTTCGAGTCTTGGAACATCCTAGCACCCGCAGACGCTTGGCACGCTTCCTCTGGCTATGCCAGTTCTCGAAGTATGACATGCGTGATTCTTCACAAAGACTATGGGGAAGAAGGCAGATTAAAGGTAAACGTGGAGCGGATTAAATGAGCGCATTTGATGAGCAGATAGGCGGCAACCACTACAAGTTGATGATGATCCAGCCAACGGAATACATATTAGCGAATGATATGGGATGGTGTGAAGCCAATGTTGTGAAGTACATCAGCCGGTGGCGGTCTAAGGGTGGGGTCGATGACTTGCGAAAAGTGGTGCATTACACTCAGATTTTGATCGAGCGTGAATTGAATGAAAAGACGGCCTCAAAGGATGAACCCAAGAAACCGTCTTGGTAGATTACAGTAGGATTGCTCCGATCACATAGCCAAACAGGAAGGCCACGATCATTGCCCCGCCTGTGAAGCGTGGCACCATTAGTTTATCAAGTTGTTTCTTGATCATTTCTTGCCCTCAATTTGTTGTAGTTTGTCCAGCATTTTAAGAACGTCTAGCAGTACGGTCTGTTCGTATTGGTCTATTTCTGGATTGCAGTAAGTCTCGCGCACTTTAACTAGCGTCATCCATGCGGTTAGCAGTTCGGTTCGGGTTGGTCTCAGGCTCATTGATTCTCCTTAATGATTTTCATTGCTGTTGGCTGGCTAATTCCCAGAATACGCCCAATATTGGGTGAACTTTTACCCTTGGCGTGTCGTTCTAGCACTGCCGCCACGAGTTCGGCATGGGTCTTAAATGGGCCGGTTGCCCTTGGTCGTCCTCGGTTCATAGATTGCTCCATTGTTGCGCCATAGCATCGGCTATGCCTTGGTAAGTTTTGCTGCGTATCTTCCAGCGGTCAGGTGATGGCCCCAACTTCCAAATCCGTTGCTCCCTGCCCTCGACAATATCGGTGGGTTCGAGTCTTGGTAGATTGTGAAGCCATAGGCCGGTTTTCTTGCACTCGCCATGCCCAAACTGCCACGGCTGGACGTACTGGCTAGCCTTAACCGGAAGCACTCCGACGGGGTTCTCCATGCACACAAACCGCGCAACCGACTTGGCCAGCTCGAACATCTCAAGCGTGTAGTCGATAGCCTCAAGCCTTTGGTCGTGCTTTGGCTTGCCTGTGCCATAGTGGGCATTGCCTGAGACACAGAGCGCAGTACAGGGCGGGTGCATGATAATCAAGTCCCAGTGATAAGCCCACACCTTGCGGTGCTCCATCACCTTTCTAGCGTCCATCCTGATATGCTTAAGGCTGCAATCATCGGCGCGTTGTAGGTCGCACGACCATGCGTTATGCCCTCGGTTTAGGAAGGCATTGCGTACTGTGCCGCTGGATTCGTAAGCGATGAGGACGTTCATCACGCCCCCTCCAAATATGTTCTAGCGGGTTCGCCCATCCTTTGCCCGTTGTGATAATCGCACTCAATCGGCCCGAGTTTCTGTATCAGATTTTCCCAGCACTCGACGGGATCGGCATTAGATCCGAGGCATTCGACCGCGTGTTCTTCCCAAAAATCAGGCCCATATCGACGGTCACAAATCAGAAACACGGCGGTTTCAATTGCTCGTGCTAGTTGTTCATCTCCAGCAATCTCCGCGCCTTGACCTATTGACGCCATTTTTAATAGTGTGCTCATCGTATTCCCTCGCAGTCTGGTTTTAAGTTTTGATAGTCCGGCCAGTAGCCTAGACAGACGTTATATCGGTACTCTTTGGACATGGTGACTTCGTGCTCATAGTCCCAATTTGAGACCCAGAGCAAGGCCGCGACAACTGCCACGGCGATGCAAATCTTTGTAAGGCGGTTCATGCTGTCACCTCGCTTGGCACTGGGATTTTACCGGCCCAAATGCGGCCTGTTACTTCGAGCATGATTTGGTCAACGTGCGCTTGTGTAACGTGATCGTTTGGCATGGCCGCACAATCTACCAGCCAATCGGTATCGCTGAGACCGGCAACTAATTTCTTGAAGTCGTTAAATTTGTCCATGTTACGCTACCTCCAAAGATCGGGCCGCTATGATGCGCTCGGCATCGTTCTCTATGTTGTAAGACTGACAAACAAAGCCGCCGCCGAAGTGTCTAGCGCGGTAAACCCTAAAGCCTAAACGGTTGGCAATCTCGCGGGCTTCGTCGTAATCGTTGGCAAAGGCTAAGAAGTGGATGACGTAACGGGGGTTTCCGTTGCCGTCGTTGTTGACGCGGTAAAACTCGTGGCCCAATTGTTCTTGGATGCGGTGGGTTAAATGTGCTGCGTTGTTCATGTGTATCTCCTTGCTGTTTGGGTTTCGGCCTAATGGCCTCGTCAGTACCAGTCCCTAACTGGTAGACCCTAGGGCGGTGATTAAACCGCCAGTTCTTTGAGTAATTTTCCCGCATTTATTTCACGTTCTGAATATTTGTTGTCCTCATAATACTCAATCTTTTCTCGCGCCCATTCAAGCGTTGGTAGTGTTATGCCAAATTTGTCATTAAGTTTAATGATCGCTTCGGCCCATTCATATTTCAAGGCCCAATAACAAGAATGACCATTCGGATCTCGTTGTTCTCGATAAGAATCACTCATAAGGTATGAAATCAGCTTTTCGTTGTCGTGTACGATTCCGAATAAGTTAGTAATTTCTGCTGCTGCTTTTTTCGTGATTCCGTTATAATTTGTCATGTGTAATTCCTTGCTGATTAAGTTATAATTGATGCCACTGGTTACAGACGATCGCATATACTGAAAAAGATTTCAAAACTTTTTATATACCGATTAATTATATACATAGAACCAAACAGCATATATCGTAAAACATAGGGTTAAACATGCCTGATATGCGTCACAAGCTGGACAAGAAAACGGCCGATCGGCATTTTCCTGAGTGGTCTCATGGTGGCAAGGGATCACACGCTAGAAAGACTACAACCGATTCCAGGGCTGCATATTCGGCCAACTGGGATAGAATCTTTGGTAAGGGTAAACACCATGGGAACAACAGCAGCACATAAGAACAGAGCAATCCGTCAGGAGGCACTGAGGGAGCAATTATCTAATCAGGGTCATGTTCAACATGTTACTGATATTGCACAAAAATTGACCAATCTTGAAAGTGAATTGGATCCTGTTCAGGTGCAGAGATTGAAAGCTGCGGCTGATATCAAGTTGAAGTTGATCGGTAAATATCTAGGTGACGTTAAAGCTGTTGAGATCTCAGGGGCCGATGGTGGCGATTTAGTGATTCAGGTCTCAGACTTCAAGAACGCCTAACTGTACATTTATACAGCACTGTACGTTTATCCAGGGGTAATATGACAGAGATCTCGATCCCGTATCAGTGGGAACCTAGGCCGCACCAACTGCCATTCTTTAAGGCCATGGATGGCGGGGCTAAAAGGGCTTGCGTGGTATGGCATAGAAGGGCTGGCAAAGACTCAGCGGCTTTGAACTACACCGCAAAGAGTATGCTTCAACGTAAAGGGTCGTACTGGCATCTATTCCCTCAGGCCAATCAGTCCAGAAAGGCTATCTGGAACGGCATTGACGGCGAAGGGAGGCCGATCTTAGAGCAAGTATTTCCTCCGTCTATCCGCAAACGCACAAGCACCCAAGAAATGCTGATCGAGCTGGTTAATGGGTCAACGTGGCAGTTGGCAGGGTCTGACAATTACGACTCCCTTGTAGGCTCTAATCCGGTCGGAGTGGTCTTTTCTGAATGGTCATTGTGTGATCCAAATGCTTGGGGATATATCAGGCCAATCCTTGCTGAAAACGGTGGATGGGCGGTGTTCATCTACACGCCAAGGGGCAAGAATCACGGCCATTCACTGTACCAGATGGCCAAGAAGTCTAACGAGTGGTTCTGCCAGAATCTAACCATCAACGACACCAAGCGGGCCGATGGTACACCTGTTATCAGTAGTGACATCATCGACAACGAACGACTCGAAGGCATGGATGAAGCACTGATCCAGCAAGAGTTTTACGGATCATTCGAGGCTCAGATAGCAGGGGCTTATTACTCGGATCAACTGACAGCAGCAAAGGAACAGGGACGGGTTGGAAGGCTACCGATAGAGCCATCATTGCAAGTTCACACGGCATGGGATTTGGGCATTAGTGACGCTATGAGCATCTGGCTATTCCAAGCCATGGGCAAAGAGATCCGATTGATTGGGTACTACGAGAACACCTCGAAGGGGATGGAGCACTATATCCAATGGCTCAACCAATACGCGACGACCAATAACGTGATGCTAGGATCACACCTTGCACCACACGACATCGAAGTCAGAGAGCTCACCTCAGGCCGTAGTAGAAAGGAAGTAGCCAGAGAGATGGGGATCAACTTCCGAACTGTACAACGACCCAGAACAAAGGCTGAAGGTATACAGGCCGTCCGTAGGATGTTCCCTAGATTCTGGATCGACGATGAGAAGGCCGAACACGGGTACAACTGCATAGCTTCATACCATCGGGAATACGACGACAAGCGCCAAGTGTTCCGTGATACACCTGTACACGACTGGGCATCACACGGGGCCGATGCACTACAGACCCTTGCACTAGGATGGCAGGAATCAATGGTGTCAGGACATAGACCACAACCGAGACAAGCCAAGGTGCAGTTTAGTGTCTTCTGATCCACACATTAACCGCAGTTTAGTGTCTGATGCTTACGTTGTATTCACTAACGACTCAGGCCATTGGTGGTCAAGGTTCCTTCATCCGTTCATCAAGCACTGTTATCTAATGATCGCAGACAGAGGCCGCTGGTTAATCTATGGCAAGTCAATGCATTATGTGGACTTGTTTACTATCGATCGACAAATGGATAAAATCGATGAGGTTATCATTGTCAAAATCGATCGTAAGACCGCGAGGCAATCGTTATTTATGCTCAATACATGCGTAGGACACGTTAAACAGATTCTAGGCATCAACCGACCGTTCATCTGGACACCATACCAGCTGTACAAGTATCTGGAGAAAACAAAATGAAGAAACCAAAGGCACCAAAACCAACGGCTCAAGAAGTAGCAATAGACATCAGGCAGAAAAAGGCACTCGATGAGGAGATTGGAGAGCAGGAAGAAAGGTTCAAGGCTTTAGCACGAGGCAAGCTAGGCTCTTCATCTTTATTGGGTGGTGCTCCACGTTCTAGGTCTGAGGCCGCTATGGGTGGCAGGGGATCTAGGGGTGCTGCTGCTGGTGCTGGTAGATCAATGCTAGGCGGTTTAGCTGGTTCTGGTCGTGGTCGTGGTGCTGGCGGTGCTGCTGCTGCGATTAAAGCTGGATTAATGACTTCGACAATGGGCAGATAACATGAAACTTCCACCCAATCTAGGATCTATGCAGGATCTCAAGACCCGAGAGGCTAGGGCTTTTGATGCTGAGTATTTATGGCACGACCAACTGTCGGACGTGTACGAATACTTCCTGCCCCAACGGAATCTGTTCGACAATCAGGATACAGGCCAGAAGAAGATGGAGCGCATCTTTGATTCCACTTCTCTAACGTCTATCCAACAAGGGGCCAGTAAACTACAAGAGAACATTGCACCGATCTGGGCTAGGTGGGCCACGTTTAACCCGTCGAATGAAGTTCTCAAGCTGCTAGAGTCAGGCGACTTCAACGTCAGCGAGCGTCAGATCAGGGAGAACCTAGAAGAACAGGCCGTTATTGTCTTTGATTATATCAACCGGTCTAACTTCGGGACTCAATTCTACGAGGCTGCGCTAGATCTTTTGATCGGGACTGCTACCTTACGGATTGACGAGACCGACGACGAAGATATGCCGATTGTCTTCCATTGTGTGCCACAGAAAGGTATCGCATTTGAAGAAGGCCCGTATGGAAGCATCGAGACCCACTGGAGACGATTCAAGGTCAAGGCCAGATTACTGGAAAGGATGTGGAAAGGGTTTAAACCATCGCCTACCATCCAAGAAATGATCGACAACCAGCCCAATGCAGAGGTTGAACTGTCCGAAGGTGTCATTTTTGACCCTAAGACCAAGCGATACTACGGCTGTGTATGGGTTAAACAGGAAGAACGTCTATCTTGGACGGAAGATTTTGGTGTTTCATCGCCTTGGGTAACGGGTCGGTACACTAAAGTCTCTGGTGAGGTTCGAGGTCGTGGGCCAGCCATGCAAACGCTCCCAGATGTACGGTCATTGAACAAGGCCAAAGAGTTTGTATTGCAAAAGGCCGCTATTGACCTAGCGGGTATGTACACTGCAACGGATGACGGGGTTACTAATCCCTACAATATGGTTATAGCGCCAGGTATTGTGATCCCAGTAGGCTCTAACAACACCAACAACCCGTCTATACAGCGTTTAGACACGTCAAGTAGCCTAGCACTAGCACAATTCGAGATTGTAGAACTGCAAAATGCTATCAAACTTGCCATGTTTAACGATCTGAGAGACCCAGCAGGGCCGGTTAGGACTGCAACGGAGATTGCCATCGAGTCCAGAGAGCTAGCCAAGCGTATTGGTTCAGCATTTGGACGGTTGCAGACTGAGATATTGATCCCAATCCTCAAGCGAGTCGTGTCTATCCTGATTCGTCGCGGGTTAATCACGCCTATTGAGTTGGATGGCCGTGATGTAGAGATCAAATTCACGTCACCACTAGCACGAGCACAGGATTCCGAGGACATTCTAGCGGTACAACAAGCCGTAGAGTTTGTTCTAGGGACTGCTGGGCCTGACCAAGTACAAATGGCCTTTAAGATTGAGGACTTTGGAACCTGGGTAGCAGAGAAAACAGGTATGAGTTCTGAATTAGTCCGTGATGACGCAGAGAAACAACGCATTATCCAAGCTGGAGCGGAAGCTAAACAGATGGAGATGCAAGGTTCTACTCAACAACCACCACAACTACAGGCCGTTCAATGAGCTGGGAAGACTTAGAGATAGATACGGGGAAAGCACAGAAAGCACAGAGCGCAATCAGGGAAAAACAAGCCGAACTAGCCAAGGCTTATAACCGTTGCTTTGCAACTGACGACGGTAACAGGGTACTAGAAGACCTGAGCAAACGCTTTCTACTAGAGAACGACACTTCTCTTGCTGCACAGAATATAAACTATGAGGCCGCCTACCATAACGGGGAGACCGGAGTCATGAGGTTTATTGTTCACCAAATCCAGCAAGCGGAGAGACTATGACAGAAGTAATAGAAGTAGAAGAAGTTAAAAAGAAAGGACGACCAAAGAAAGAAACCCCATCCGTCGAGGTAGTTTGCGACGAACGGGAATACTTGCAAGAGAAAGGCTTTAAGTTTGAATGGCTAGAGCTGCTTGCGGCACAGTATGGGTTTGATAAGTTCGAGTATCTTCATAAATTCAGGGCATTCAGATGTTACCGAGAAGACAAGCATTTAGATTGGATCGACGTTAACGATCTATCTTTGCTTAACGGCGGTAGAAGGCTCGATGAAATCCGGTTGAAGCATCAAACGGTCAGTCCTAAACGGGCTGTAATTCAATATGCGTGGAGATAACTATGAGTGAACAATCAGTAGAAAACGATGTTGCAGTAGAAGCACAGCCAGTTAGTTTAGTAGATGCTGCCCAACCAGAATTATCTGAGGGTGAATACTTCCTAACTGACGGGATCAAGGGAACCGGTGAGGCACCAGAATGGTACAAGTCTGACAGATACAAGTCAGTCGCCGATCAAGCCGCTGCTTATACTGAGTTAGAAAAGAAGTTTGGTGCGTTCAAGGGCGCTCCTAAAGACGGCTACTCAATGCCCGAAGGTATCGACCAAGAAGACGAGCTGATGCAAGAGCTAATGGGCTTTGCTTCTGAGACTAATATGTCCCAAGACTACTTTAACAAGGCGTGGGAATTGTTGTCTGCTCAATCAGAGGCCGTAGAAGAGGTATCTGCTGAAGTTGAGATTGCCAAGTTAGGCGACAACGCAACGGATCGTATCAAGACCGTAGAACAGTTTATGAAGAACAATCTGGACGCTGAGGTCTACGAGCAAGTTCGTTATGCTGTTAACTCTGCTGAATCTATCATGCTGGTAGAGGCACTAATCAAGAGTACGGCACCGCAAAAACTTCCTATCGACGGGCATGTTGTTCCTGGTGGAATTACTTGGCCTGACATCGAGAAAGAGATGTTCCGAAAGGACGATAACGGCAACCTTCTACGGTCAGTAGACTCTAACCATGAGAAGAAAATTCAAGAAATGATGTTTGCTTTTGGTGGTGACAAGCCGAATGTTCAGGTATTCGGTTAGTTGCTTTTATAAAGTAAAATGATATTATATGTCTGTCAGGGACTCCCATCGCGGATCTGACAGATTTGGGTTGAAGGCTGACCGATCTGTCGGGCACTCAGTCAAAACCTCATAACCAGCAAATGTTTCATGTGAAACACTTGTGTAGATTATTATAAATTTTGAGGATTAGACTAATGTCAAAACAATTATCTTCTGTTGCGGTAACAGAATTTGACAGCATGGTTAAGCATGCCTACCAGGGCATGGGCCTGTTGAAAGGTTCTGTAACTGTACGCAACAACGTCGTAGGTGATACCTACAAATTCCGTCGTCAAGGCAAGGGCCTTGCAAACCAGAAATCAACTTCAGATCTCGTAACTCCTATGGACGTAAGCCATGAGTTCAAGACTGCTACGTTGGCTAACTGGAATGCGCCTGAGTACACCGACATCTTCGACCAAGCTGACGTTAACTTCGATGAGAAACAAGAATTGGCAATGACTATTGCCGGTGCTTTGGGTCGTCGTTGTGACCAGTTGGTTATCGATGCTATGGATGCCTCGACTCCATTAACAACTACTGTACCTGCTGGTGCTGCAAACTTAACTATGGCTAAGGTAATCCAAGCCCAAGTTGAATTGCGTGACCAAGGTGTACCCAACACTGACCTGTTCGCAGTCATCGAAGCTGAAGGCTTAGGTGGTTTGTTGAACGATGAGCTGGCAACGTCTACGGACTATCAGAACATCAAAGCTCTGGTTTCTGGTGAGATCAATACCCTTGTAGGGTTCCGATTCATCATCATTGAAACTCGGACTGAAGGTGGTTTAACTGAAGCCGGTAACATCGTTGACTCATGGTTCTATCAGCGTCCTGCTGTTGGCTTGGCCGTTGGTATCGACATGAAAACTGAAATTAACTGGATCGCTGAACGTACCTCTTGGTTAAGTAATGGTATGTTGAAAGCTGGCTCTGTCGTTCGCGACGAGGGTGGTTTAGTTAAAGTTCAATACGACAAAACTGCTTAAGGAGTAACTAGCAATGGCTTTCGATTACACGAAACTGTCCCGCATTGGCGGAAGTGGTGATTCACAAAAGGTATTCGCTTATGCGTCTTCCGATTCAATCGCCACGGTTACTGGTACGGATTACTTCCTTCCAGCAATCAATGAGCTGCAAGTTAATGACGTTATCATCGTAAGTGATAGCGATGCGGCTGCTGTTACAATCACGTTTGTGAAAACTAACAGTGGCACAAGCATTGACTGTGCATCTGGAACCGCATTAGGCGATTCATAAGTTATCGGGGGTCTTCGGGCCCCCATTTCTTTTAGGTAACAATATGGCAACTAAAATTGGCGTAGTTAATGGTGCGTTAGTCTTGATCGGGGATACTCCAATCAATTCATTAATCGGCGGTTCT